CAACTTGAGCACCAACTTTAGCTACTGTGTAGATTGTACGTAGAACTTCACGGTTGATTTCAGCCAAGATTTCTGCTGACAAGATGTTAGCTAATTCAGTTTCAGCGTCAAGACCGTGAACTGCTTTCAAGTCTTGTGCTAATTCCATTGAGTAAGCTGCTTTCAAACCACGAGTTTTAGCAGTAACAGAAACTTTCTCGATTGAGAAGCCCATTTCAGCTAAGTCGATACCTTCAGCAACTGATGTAGCCATACCTGTACCGCTGTTAAGAGCAGTAGCGAATACGTTACCGTTACCTAAAGCAGTGTTAGCAGCTAATGAGAAGCCAGCTTGTGTACCAGCACCAGAGTGTGATGTGTTAGCTTCGTTGTAGAAAGCTTCTACTGCACCAGCGTTGATATCGCGGTCAGTACCTGTTGTTGAACGCATTGCGAAAATCAAGCCTGTAGGGCCAGTCATTGGTTGAACACCAGCGATATCGTAAGCGATTAAGTTAGGTAATGAACGACGAACTAAGCTGATCAAGATTGGATCAAAACCAGCAACTGGACCAGTAGCTGTTGAACCGCCTGAGAAGCCTGTACCACCCAATGAGTTGGTTGGTGCTGTTTCGTTAAGCATGCCGCCTTCTTTAAGCATAGCTTGTTGTTGGTTTTCCAATACTAAAGCTGTAACAGCTTTACGATATGGGTCTTTAATTTCTGGCAAGTCGCTGTGCTCTAACACAGGTTGCCATTTCTTTTGAATATCTTCTGATAAGTACATATATTTCTCCTGGGGTTTTAGTTATTTCTGTTAATTTTTGAAATGTTGTTTGTAACAGCGGCTACAAATGGATCAATGTATTGAGCCTTAGTAGTGCCATCATTCAAGATTTCTTCGTGCAATTGATTTTCTTCAGCTTTTTTAACGCCTGAAGGGAAGTAGTTCTCACGAATAGTTTCAAGTTTTTCTGCGTATTCTTCCGCTGTGGAGAATTCTGCACTCTCTACGAGTGACCTGACTTTTTCAACTTGAGTTGTTGTAAGACCTTCACAAACAATATGCAAGATTTCGTTTTTGGTAGATTCAACAAGAGCTTTCTTGTATGAAATACCACGTTCAATTTCTTCATTCAATTGACCTTCTAGTGTTTCTACTTTAACTGCTAACTCTTCCACTAGATCAACTTTATCTTCTGGAACATCAATGTAATGTTCAGCAAATAAGTTACGTAAACCAGAAATAAAGTCTTCAGTCAATTCTGAGCGTAGACCTTTTTCGATTGCAATTTGGTTTTCTTCAATCCAATGTTCAACTACGTAGTTTAAGTAGTCATCAACTTGTTCAGTCAATTCTGTTTTAACCGCATCGATAGCTTCTTCAAGCATACCGGCATAGCGGGTTTCAATTTCTTCTTGAATTTGTGATACACGGTCATAAACACGTGCTTCAAAAATTGTAGTTGCTTTTGATTTGAAAGATTCAGAAATAGTTGAATCGTCAGCAAACATAGCTTCGATATCTTCTTGAACTTGGTCTTTTAAATCTTGGGACAAAGTTTCTGTATCTTCTTCAGCAATAACTTCATCTTCTGTTTCAGCTTCTTCCATTTTAGCTGAAGCTGCTGATGGTTTTGTTGTTGGTTTTGGTGCTTCTTTAGCGCCTTTACCTGCGTGGATTTTATTTGAATCGTCGTCAGGTTTAGAGTTTTCAGGTGTTGGACCACCTAAATCTTCATAGCCTTCACCATCTAGTTTAGGCATAGCTTCTGCTGGTGCAGATGATTTGCTTCTAGCTAGAATATCGGCGGCAGCTTCAAAAAGTTTATTTGTTGCCATTAGTAAATCTCCTTTGTTTTTATATTATATTATTTATAATATTAAAGTTTTCGTAAAAAGCCTTCAAACAAGCCAAGAGCAACGTGCTCAATGTCCTTGCGAGATGCTTTCATAATTTGACGCTTTGCGTTTTCTATGTCGACCTCTACGAATCGACCCTCGACAAATAGCCATTCCTTGCCTTCCATAATGCCGTTAACAAAGGCACCAGGTGCAGATGGGTCTGCTACAATATCCGCGGCAGTAGCAAGACGAAAATCGTCTTGTACAATATTGATACCGTCATTTCTAGGAACGACAGAACCCATACCACGGGATGATACTCCTAAGTTAACACCAGAATCGATAAAATTCTTAACAATGTTACCATATGGGGTATCTAAAATTAAAGCACGACCGATAAATCTATTACCTTCTTGTTTCAATGATACAATTTTGTGCGATACACGCTCAAGATTAAGTGTAGGAGTATCAGGATGACCCAACTCACCTAACGCACGATTAGTTTTAACGTATTCTTCATTATACCTATCAACTTCTTTTTTAAGAGTGTTCAAATTATACATACGACGATTGCGATTAGGCTCGTCAGCAACTAAAAAAGGACCTTCAATAAAAAGTTGCTTTTTACCGCTTTCTGTCGATTCAGTAAGATACTTAACGTCTTCGATATTTTCTGTAATAAGTTTCATTTTAGATTAATTGTCCTGTATCTACATCGCGTAAGTATGTAGCTGTTTTACTTAGTTGAATAATTAGTGTTCCCACGGTACCACTATTAGTCACGTAGATATTTGCGGTTGAGTTATTAGCTACCGCAATATCAGATTGTGATAGAGGTAATACATTTTCGCCGTTAAGTTGCATAACAAGAGTGCCGCTGGCATCGTTGCCGCGATACACATTCCAAGTACCGTCAGAAGTAGAAAATACTTGTGATATTGAAGCGCCTGTAACAGTCTCGTTACTTACGTTTGACGATAGTTGAGACAAAGTCATAAGGGTTGCGGTGTTACCAACAACGCGAACAACTGATTTTGAGCGATTACTGTTAATAATTTCGTAAGGCATTTTATTTTATTCCCATTGATTTACGTCTTCTTATAGACATTTTACGTTTTAGTAGTGTTCTTTTCATTTTTGAACGACCCTTTGTTTTCCAGTATCGTTTCAATTTACGTGCTTTTTGAATTCTTGCGGTAGCTGGTATTCTTTTAACAGTGTTACCAGATAACCTATAACCTTTAATAGCAGATTTGCGAACATTTCGTTGTACAACAATTCTACCTTTTTTATTACGTCTAATACGTCTACGAATCTTCAATACTCGACCCATACGCAAAATATTACCTTCGTCTAGTAAACTCTCAACTTCCTCAAACATATCAGAAGCAATGTATTTCTTGGCTTCTTCTAGCTTCTTTGCGGCAATTTCGTTGAGTCTTTCTAATATCTCACCCTTCGCTTCAATTATTTTGCCTCTGATAAAAGACTCAATAAACATTATTTGTAATGTTTCCAAGCAAATTCAGAAATAGTCTTAAATGACGACTTATCTTTACTTACACTTTCAACAAGTTTTTGTTGATTATCTTCTTCTAAAGAATTATAAGTTTCTACGATAGCTGTTGCTGTATCAACATCAACTAGTCTACTGGACCCACTATCAAACAAAACATAGTTTGGTTGCTTAGACTCTGCAATGAATTTGAGACTATCGAAAACGCTACCCTTAATATCTTCTACACTCTCAGACTGAATAACAGCATCAACAGATTTAGTGTCTGTATATGGAACACTGAAATACTTGCCTAATCTTTCATTTTGATATAGAGCTACCTTAGTGCCATCTGGATACTGTCTTATCGCTTTTCTTTTCAAAACAAGAATGAATGGAATACCACCCACATTTTCTTGAACTACTGGCGGTGGTGAAGGTTCTTCTTTTCTAGCGCCCATAGTTTTTCTGTGTGCAGGATATTTTTTACCTGTGTAAGGGTTGTATGTTTTATCAGCAGCTACAACTACACCCTCACTAATGTCTTCTCTAACAGCTTGCTTTGTCTTTTGAAAGATTTGCTGATTGTTAGTGATTAAATCAACCATTCTACTCAATAGATTTTGAACGAGATTTTTTTCTGTGTTGTTTAGCACAGGTCTATCTTCGCTCATCTTATCCAATACTTTATGAAGACGTTGAATTTGTGTCTTGTCTGCCAAACCAGCACGAACAAGCACATCGAATTTAGAATAACTTGATTCTTCTTCGATTATCGCCTTACCTTTAAATTGATTTAATGATTTCATAATTTAGCTACTATTCTACTTCTGTGTCGATTTCTTCAGATGCGAATAAATTTGCACCAACGTTTTGTTTAAATGATTCAAGTGCGTCAAAAGCTTTGGCTGAAAGAATATCACTCAAAGCGTCTTGAGCTTGTGAGTTTTGTCCTTGTCCTACTAAATCAATAAATTGTTGTACGTTACTCATAATAATTCTCCTTGTTTATTTATTTATATACTTTGTTATACGAGTTACATCGGAGTCTAGCTGAGGCGTCTCAGATTCTAAATCTTCTCTCTCGTAAGTATTATCCACTGGTGGCGAGCTTTCTTGTTGGTCTTGTTCACCTTGCATGTCTTGTTCGGCACCATTTCCATCATTGGGCGAAGGCTCAGCATCAATCTGCTTTTGCATGTCTTCAATTTCTTCGTCAGTTAGCTTCATTACATTCTTTTTAACCCACTCTTGAGAGTAATATCTACCAACAAATGGATCAATCATGCCTACCATGTTAAGACGCTCACGCAACAATTCAGCTTCTTTTAATTCCTGGAAGTTATTATCTTTCTTGTAGTCGTAGTAAATGTCTTCTCTAAATGTTTGCCATTCTTCTTTAGAACAAATACCTTTCAACACTAGTTGAGTGGCAAGAGCATGATCAAATATTTGAGAGAACTTATTACGAATACGTGTAATAAACTTAGCAAACTTTAATTCGTCTCTTGTAACTTCAGTAGTTCGACCTAGACCAACCATTCCTTGTTGAGCGTCTAATCTAGAGTATGGAACACCCAACGATTGCAATAGTTTCTTTTGAAAGTATTGAACATCAGCTAATTCACCTAAATTTTGACCTGGTGGTAGTGTAGTAATCTCTGTGCCCTTACCACCCTCACGACGAGGTAACCAAAAATCTTCTAGCATAGATAAGTGTTTACGGTCATCGCGTAACTCACCAGTGCTTGAATCGTATACCATTTTGTTACGGTATTTAACCATAACGTCTCTCATATACTGCTCTGCTTTACCTTTAGGTAAGTTACCAACGTCGATATAAAATATACGTCTTTCAGGTGCTCGTGATAAACGATAGATAACAATGGCATCCTCAATCATACGTAATTGATTAAGTGGTTTGATTGCTTTATGTAAATACGAAATAACGAATGTGTTTTTAGCATCCATCATGCCAGAATTTACATTCAATATAGAATCTGGTGCAATCTTAATACCTTGATTTACATTGGCACCGAATGTTTGAGTCGTTGTGCCTCTATCAGAATACACATAATATTCCGCAGTAGATTTAATAATGTCAGCGCCCGTCTTAGGGTCTTTATCTTTTCTGACTTCTCGAACTTTTCTAATTTTACGAGGGTCAATGTATCTTAATTCTTTAATGCCTTCTTTTGGCTTCTGGTCATCTACAATTACGTGATAGAAGAGTCTACCATCGATATACCATCTACGAAACAAATCGTCAGATAGATTAGAAAAGTTCATTAACTTAAGAATATTTTTAAACTCTTCTTGAATTTTCTTTTTAACAGCATCAGGCTGCTTTAGTTTATCTGTTACAATATCAACCACAACACCATCTTCATCGTGAGTAATAGCTTCGTTGACAATTTCATCAATAGCAGACTCACATTCTGGATGGTTGGACATTTCTCTGTAACGAGTGATAAGCTCTAACTCATTACGAACGGATCCTTCCAAATCGACGTAAGTGCCGAAGTGAGCGTTTTGAGTAATAGTAACTGCACCGTCGTCTAATGCGGCGGTGGGTAATGCAAACGAAGTTTGCTGAGGTTCTTCAACCTTAACAATATCCTTTGCGCCTAAATTAAAACCAAATAGTTTGATTGCCACGAATTTTTTTCCTTAACATAATAATAAAGAATAGGGGGAGAATACCTCCCCCTAGTACTTATACGACTAAATCTTCAACTGATTCCCACCATTGGTATGATAGAGTTACGGAAAATTCCTCAATAGTATCGTTAGCACCCCAATCAACATCGATTGGAGATACGTCTGTAGGGAATACACCGATAAATTTATATTTTTTCAGGATATTACCATTTTTACCATATTGACGAACTTCGCTGTCTACTGTGTAGCCCAATGGAGTTTGTGCGGCAGGGTTTCGAACATTTAGACTATGACTATTTAAGCCATTTAACCAACGCTCAAATGCGTTACGAACTACAAAGTCTTCATCGTTAATAACTGTGATTGTCCAATCAGCAAATGTTCTGTTACCAGCAAACTTTAGTTCACGACCAAAGTATTGTACTGGTACAGCATTAACTGTAGAACCTGGTAATTGAGCAGTCTTACACATAAATGTAAGTTTAGTCTGCGCGTTACCCGGAACAGCAAAAGCTGGAAACGGAAGCGTTACCTCGAACAGGTTTGGTCTAGCACCGTCTCCAGTCATCTGAGAGCGGAATTGATTTACATTAAAAGCCATTTTTTTCTCCTATCTCTCTATTTATTAGAATTGTCCAACAATTTCGTCAAAACTTACGCCTGTTCTTACGGCAACGAAATTAAGTTGAATAAAGTTTATTGAACGTGCTGGTTTAACGTAAATATCACCGACAAACTCGTTGCGATCAATAATTTCTGCTGTGTTGTTTGTTTCGTCACATATAACTCTGAAATCAAAGATACCACGACGACCTTGAATATCGCGTAAGAACGGCTCAACTAGATTTACGAATTGTGCGCGAGTAAACTCATCGTTGAATTCAAATAATGAAGAGCGTGATGCGCGAGCAATTGCTTTCTCTAATACAATAAACAAGCGACGAACGTTAATTCTATCGAATGCGCTCGGACGAGATAGTAGAGTTTTATCACCGTAAAGAATTGTACCTTCACCTGGGAAAGTAACTACTGGGTTAACACCCTTAGAGTACAAAGCATCACGTTCCGCTTTAGTTGGGTTCCAAGAAAGTTTAACAACATTCTTAATAACACCACGATTTAAACCAGCAGGTGAGAACCAAGGATCACGTTCTACGTCTGTACGAACACACAAGCCCGCAACATCACCATTTAAAGGGATCCAACGATACACGTCGCTGTATTTGTCGTATTGATATTTCCAAGCTGAGTCCATCACAGCGTATGAAGATGATGTTAATGAACTTCTACCAGACAACAAATCCGTTGATTCATCACCTGCGTTATTGACAACATCATCAAAATCAGGAGAGATAAACACTAAGCAATCTTTACGTGATTC